CACGGTAACTGCATTTCCTAGTTGCTTATATCTTGTAGTATCTGCTTGTCCATCAGTCCAATTATCAGGAAATCCCTGTAGTCTCTCACATTCCAAAGGTGTTAATCTTCGAATCGTTAGATTATAAGCAACTGCTTGACCATTTGCAAGATCTAATGTGTGAGAAACTTCTTCTGCAACACCATGACCATTTGCTCCTGTTTGTGCTGTACGAACTGCCATCACCATAGCAGCATGGACTGCATTAGAAGCAGCAAGAGTGTGGCACGGATCGCCCGGTACTCTTGTTTGCTTATTGATAGGTGCTGTAATCTGGAATAAATCGTAAGGAATAGGCTCCAATACTGCAGACATTCTACGCTTATCCGGTTCTGCTTGTTGACGAAATAAACTTGAAGATGTTAAGGTGTCTGAGAGTTGTCCACCATCCCACCACTTTGTCTCTTCAATGTTTCCTCCAATACTGGAGGTAAGTTCTTTCCTCTTGTCTTTGCTCTTCGTAGAATCCCCTGACATGCTTTCGGAGAGAGCCAATACTTGCTCGGCACCCCCGATTCGAGAACTTGCGACAATAAAGATGCGCTTGCGTCGTTGGGGCACTCCGAAGAATTGGCTGTCAAGAACTCTCCATGCGATTTCCTGACAATCCCACCCTTTGTCCATTTCAGCGAGGAGGACTGCGAAATCCCTTCCTTTATTGCTCGACAACAATCCTGGCACATTTTCGAGTATGACGAACTGGGGATTGATTCCCCGTACAAGTCGCATTGCTTCATAAAATAATCCTGACCTTTCTCCAGCAAGACCTTTACGCTTACCTGCTACCGATAAATCCTGACAAGGAAATCCACCACAGATGATATCAACCTTTTCAAGTTCTTCAACCTTTACTTGCTTGATATCTGAATAAATTTTAGCATTTGGAAAATGCTTTTGTAGAACTTTTCTACAATGTGGATCAATTTCGACTGACCAAGCAAGTTCAAATCCTGCTCGTTCAAAACCGAGATCAAAACCACCAATACCTGCAAATAGTGATCCTACTTTCATTTATTTCTTTTTCCAAACAGTGCAGCAATTCCTGCACATCCAATCAACATAAAAGATGAAGGTGCAGGGACAGAAGCAACTTCAAAAGTTCCTGCGATAGCGACCTGATCACCAGGAGTTAAACGGAAATTCAATCGCAATTCAATAGAATCAGACGATGAGAGTGAACTTGTAAGATATTCCCAACCAAAACTATTGGTATATGAATTACCACTGCGAGCAGGAGCAGTCAGAGTAAACGGAGTATTAGGCATAGTTTTCACTAACACCGAGTTAACTTGTGCAAGGTAAAGACCGTCCGAGGAAAGCATTGCACCATCACGATTAAAATCACTAAGAGTAATACTAATTGAACCTCGCATATAGGCAGGGGTCGTTGAGGAACCCATTCCACTCCAAGCCGAAAAATCATAAGTTTGAGTGGTCAAGGTGTTGTTGGTCACAATTTGTGAAATCGAAACCAACGCGGCTTGTGAAACATTCGTTGCGGCAAGAGTAAGCACGGTAGAGACTAGTAGTGAATTATGCATTGCGAGGGTTCTTTCGTAGAGAAAAAAATGTGTAACAAATCAAAATAGCAATAGACGCTGGTGATGGAATCGGTGGCGATGGCTCAAGTTCAGGAGTACCACGATATGGGATAGCAGGAGTGAGTGACACACCCATACAAAAACCTTCAACACGATCAAATGTCACTGGGAATGAAAATTGTTGATCACACATTTGATATATACCAACTAATTGACCATCAAAATATAGTCTATAAATCCAAAGACCAACTGCTTCTCCAGTAAACAAAGTACTATTATATTCTGCAAGGGCAACCGTATTCCCATTAATTGCATTTGAAAACTGTGTAGTCATAGAAAGTGAAGATTTATATTCTGGAGGATTTGTATATGCCTGTGTGACATAAGTAGATCCCTCATATGAGGTAGTGTATGGAAATTGACCTTGACCAAAAAATGTAGATGTAAATCCCATAATTATAATCCTAAAGTGACCCCACCGGGACTCGAACCCGGATGACCGCCTTGAAAGGGCGGGAATTTAGCCAGTTAATCTATGGGGCCAAAACACCTGCTTCAACCTTGCGACAATAATCATACATTGCAACGGATGAAGCACAACCAACATTCAAACTTCTAACAGATCCATACTGAGTAATATACAAAATATCATCACACCTGTCAAGAAGTTCTTGTGGAATTCCAACTTGTTCTTGACCAAAAACCATAAGGACATGCTCATTAGTTGGCCAAGTATAATCTTCAATTGGACGAGCATTTCGAACATTATCAATACCAACGATACGAAGTGTACCGTGTTGACGAATCATGTTCTCAATTTTCAATCCGAGTTGTTGCTCATCCCTACAATGAACAAAACGATTATAATTATGAGTACCAACGGTGCCGCGCCTATCATATTGCTTGCTTCCATATAGAATGATCTCCTTTGCAAGAAAGGCATTCGCATTTCTGATCACCGTTGCAATATTAAAATCATTGTACAAATTACTGCAAAGCACAGTAAAATTATGCCTACGCTTATCTAGGTCCGCAAGAATTGCTTCGTGCTTCCAATAATGATAATGATCAATAATGTTTCGCGTTTCTGTCATAAGTAGGATGCCAGAGACTCGAACTCTGCGGTAGGTCGTTATAAGCGACCCTGTGCCACCCGACACATGCATCCCATATCAGTAATATAACTTATTCTTGGTCAGAGTCAACAGAATTCTCAGAAGTTTTGATAACAATCTTGCTCTTCTTATTATTTACATGACCATTTTCATTTTTTGAAAAATAATTAGACTTCTGACGATCATAATCATTTCCAAGACGATAATTTACACTTTCAATATCATGAGACATTAGAAGTGCGTGAGATTGAAAATTATCAAATGCAAAATTAATAATTTCTTGAGAAATCTTAAGTGCTTTCTCTTCTGAAGCATTGATTGGAATATCAATATGAAGACGATACATTAGTACTCCATTCTCACGACACCATCATCGGTCGTGTAATAAATTTCATGAAAAACTTCCTGACACCAAGGAGCACAATGCTCACACGGTTTTGACATTCGTAGTTTCCCAAACTTATTATACCTAACATTTACAAGAGTCAACTTCTTACTACGAAAATTATATGGAATTTTACGGAATGCATCAAGTTCAGAATGCATTTCATTAAACTGATATCCATATTCTTTTGCAAGAGGATGCGTTTTAAAAACATTTCTACCAACAGAAACAACACGATTCTTATAAAGAACAAAAGAAACATGCTTCTTTTGACGATTCATCTTTAAGCAAATTGGATATGCTTCAGAAATTAATTCATCCAAAACAGACATGATCAAATCTCTCCAACATCAATATTGGTGATTGTATTTTTCTTAACATTCTTTTTATCATGCCATTCAGTAAAATAAGAAGAAAGATAATCACTATCTGAATTTTTCTTTCTAAGATGCTGAATTTCATTCAGAGCCATCTCTAATGTAGTTGAAATTAGTCTCTCTTTTTCATCAGGACTCATACTTAACATCTCAATATCAACTTTAAGTCTTTCAACAATATCCATACTATTCATAATAAACTCCTTAAACGCGCTCGGCAAGATTCGAACCTGCGACCTGATGCTTAGAAGGCATCTGCTCTATCCAACTGAGCTACGAGCGCATGATGTCATTCAACTAATGACAACTTTGGTGCTGATACTGTCTTATCTGGAATGATTAGACCACTACCAAAATTTTCATTGTAATTATTTGCTAGTTCTGGTTGTGGAGTAAGAACAAAAAGAACACGCTCCTTATTGATCGTAACTCCTGTTTGATCTACCGTAGTATACGGCAACCAAGGGGCTAATGCAAGTTCTCCCTTACCAACTGGAACAATAATTGCTGGATTTTTAATTGAATATACATTTTCAATTAGTTCGATCTTTGCGATTATTTGTTCTCCGCTTACCAGTCCG